AAACCAGTAGTAGTTTCTGAGTATTCGTTATTCAGTGAGTCGGCACAAGCAAAAGCATTAGGTGATCTAATGTGCTCTATGGGTGCCGTAGGTACAGGCAATGGTAGAAACATAACATACTGTGGCCATGAAGATGCACCTAAGAAGAAAAATAGTGATTCTGATACTGCTCTAGCAGTCATAGGTATAGCCGCCATTGCTATAGGCGCCTATTACCTACACACTAGTTATGATTTTGAATTAAAGTTTGACTTGACGGACAACTATCAAATGTATGGAACTAAAAAAACATTCAATTTGTTTGAGAAAGATGATAACTCATTAAACTTTGAGATGGATTTTTCTCATATAGTTACAGATGACTTTAATAGAAATAGAATTTTCTTTGGCTTTTCTGGCACATTTGGCAATGGGTAAAATTTTAAAATTTTGGGAAGAGTCTTACTACAGTGACAAGGTAGCATTTTATTTTGAATTAGTAAGTTTTATTTTTACTGTAGCCGCGAGTTTAAATTTGGCATTAACAGCAGACGATCCTAATATGTTAATAGTATATCCGGCCTTTTTAATAGGATCAATAACAGGAATTTATGCATATTACAGACGTAAACTTGCTTGGCCGGTATTACTAACAGGTTATTTTGCCGTTGTAAATGTAATAGGAATAGTTGTAGCGGCAGGATGGTGGTGAAAGCATTAGTAGTAGGCAATGGCGAAAGCCGTAGGCAAATAGATTTAAACTTGTTTAAAAGAAACGAGTGGGAAATTTATGGATGCAATGCTTTATATAGAGAGTTTATTCCAGATCACTTAATAATACTTGATTCACCAATGCGTGAGGAGTTTGAACAAAGTGGCGTTAATGTAGCAAATGTGCATTATTTAGAAGATATTCCTGAATATGAACCAATGATGAATTCAGGATTAATTGCATTAATAATAGCAATGCGAACACATAACGAAATACATATGATTGGTTTTGATTTAGAAAGTACAAGTGGAAAGGTAAATAATATATATAACGACACAGAAAACTATTATAGCGGTAATAAAGAATCAGGCGGTTTTATTATCGAACAATATAACATTAAAGCAGTATGTAACAGATACAGAGGAAAAGGCAGAATTGTTAGAATTGCTAATAATTGCCCATTTGAACTTGACAAATACTTAGAAAATGTTACAATAAAAGAGTATATAAAAGGACTCGAGAATGCCTAAGCCAGCAGTATTACCATTAAGCGAAATATTTAACGCAATAGATAAAAAGGATTACAACTGGTACAAGAATTTAAGCGCAGAAAAAAAGAAAGCGTTTAGCCCATATTTACAACTTAAATATTCCGCAAGTGCAACAGGCTCCAATGATCTACAGGAGTATATGATTCGCGCAACCAATAATGAACTAAACATTAACTTTTGGGAGGTAAGTAAGCATCCCGACTTAACTTACAAAATACTGTGTGCTATCAATCCAAGCATTGGCACATTTAAACGCAAGTATTTGCCAATGAAAAAAGAAACAAAAGATAATAAGAAAACTAGGTTTCTCAAAGAAATATATACGTCGTGGAAACTTAGTGACATAGAAGCATATGCAGAAGTATGCGATAAAAAGGAACTCAAACAATTAGCAATAGAACATGGATACGACGATAAGTCAATCAAACAGTGGCTATGAATGTAAATTTTGTAACAGGAGTTTTGCTAGAGAAAAAACACTAGCGGCTCATGTATGTGAACAAAAACGTAGACACGGACAGAAAGACGAAAAGCATGTACAGATAGGATACATTGCTTATAAACGTTTTTATGAACTAACACAAGGTTCTGCTAACTTTAAAGACTACCAGCACTTTGCTAGTAGCCAATATTATAATGCGTTTGTAAAGTTTGGCAAACATATTATAAACATCAACGTAATCAATCCGGATTACTTTATTGATTATGTTATTAAAAGTAACATTAAGTTAGATAATTGGTGTAAGGATTCTGTGTATGAAGAATATTTACTTCCATATATTAAAACAGAAAATGCTAGAGATGCATTAGAGCGTAGCATATTAAGTATGGAGGATTGGGCAAATAATAACAATTCTTCGTTCAATCATTTTTTTAAATTTGTAAGTTTTAATAAAGCAGTAGCACTAATAAGAAATGGGAAAATAAGTCCATGGGTTATATACCATAGCGATACAGGAATGGATATGCTCGATAAAATGACAGACGAGCAGTTAGGATTAATAAATGACTTCATAGATCCGGTATACTGGAGTAAACGCTTCGAAGCGTTTCCGGCGGACGTAGAATGGGCAAAGCACATTTTAAGTGAAGCAACCATGTAGGAGAAAACGATGACAGATAATATAGTAGATTTTGATTTAAAATTGTTAAAGAAACGGCATAAAGAATTAGATAACATAATTTGGAAACTAGAGAATAATGACATAGGCGAAACTCACTCAAAGTTAACTGAACTCAAGAAAGAAAAGTTACACCTCAAAGATAAAATAGCATGGATGGAAAGTAAATTTGGATGATTCGGAAGCCTATAAAAAATACCCACACCACCATAAATGGTTTAATAAGTTATGGTTAAGTGAAAAATTAGGATATAAATGTGGTCCTGGTGGCGTAAATGTATCACGTAATGATGAATACATTGTTCGTCCAATTATGAATTTAGTTAGCATTACCAATTGTACCAAGAGCAAGAAACCAATATGAGCCTTAAATTTGACATTGATATAGACTTCGCGAATAGAAACGAAGTACTTGAAAAGTTACAAAACCATACTCCTGCGACTATTATACGCAATAATGAACTAATAAAACATAATACTGGAGTTTATTTTACTGATGTTCCAACAGACCCAGTAAAAGGTATTTGCTCACTCGATCATAAGGACGCAGAAGAGCGAGGATACTTTAAATTAGATTTACTTAATGTTAATATATACAACCAAGTACAAAGCGAAGAACATTTAATAGATTTAATGTTTACAGAGCCACCGTGGGAAAGACTTGCTGAAAGAGAATATACTGAACAGATTATACATATCAGCAATCATTATGATTTAATAAAGAAGATGATGCCTGACAGTATTCCTAGAATGGCAATGTTTTTAGCAGTAATACGCCCTGCTAAACGCTATCTAGCAAATAGAACGTGGAAGGAAATAGGGCAAGAAGTTTGGAAAGTACCAACTGATCCTAATTCGTATTATTTTAAAAAGAGTCACTCAGTAGGTTATGCACATTTAGTGGTTGTGCATATGAATTTATTAAAGTAATATATACCTTACTTATTACGTTTGTGACTCACATTAGTAACTTTCTTCAGTAGAGGTCCCTTTTTTACAGCCAGTTTATATGTGGATTGCCCTGCTCTCGGCTGAAAATATAAAGACACCAATACATCTTTTGGATTATTGATATCATAAACTTTAAATCCTACGTTACCCGCGTTTGTCTTATATTCCCCGACATCAAAATCTATATCTTTAAGTAGTTTATATAAGTTTTTAAAAGAATGGACACTATAATCGCCGGTTGCCTTAAAATCAACTAACTCTACATTATCTTCTCTGGCTGCATGATATTCAACAAAGTTTACCAGTGCTTGTATAAAATCGTATTCTGATTGTGAATCATCGTTTTTAAGCCAAATTTGTTTAATATTGTTCGCAACTGCGCTGAACATTTTTTGTATACCGGGCCGAACCTTTTTCTGGCTAGCTTGTAATTGGCTGTTTATTGCCTTTTCGATTTGATTAGAATCCATATCACTAGTGATACCAATGGAATTTAAATACTCTTCTTTTGAAAGTATATTTTCAACATTGATATAGTTTGTACCATCGTCAAACCCTTTCCATAAAGTTATCAAATTGTTCCACAAATGATCTTTTAGTTTTTCTGCTGTTAGGTTTCCTTGTGGTTTACCAACAAGTGCTTGTTGTCCAATATCTGGATTAGTGGCTTTTAATGAAAGATTTGCATATCTAAGTTTTTTTCCGTTAGCAACTATAAATAGGTCTGCTTTAGTACCTCCTCCAGACTGCAAGGAAGCGGCACCACCTATACCGTCGGTATCTACTATAATCTCATCAACTTTGAGATTCGTTGCAAAAAATCTAGAGTATTGCGTCATTAATCGAGAATTAGCATAATTTGCAACTGCCCCAAGCAAGCCTAATAGTTTTGGATTATCTAAATGCTTCCCTTCTCCAATCGCTACTAGTTCCCTAAAAGCCTGTTCTTGAGTTTTAATTCTCCAAACAATTTTATCTTGTAAATTACTTTTATATTCTGCAGAAGCATACACCACGTCTTCTTTGTGTAATTCTTTTGAATTAATTTTTACTTCTTGACTACTACTATTATCTACTGTTAATTTTGAAATTATTTTAAGAATGTCTTTAACTTCGATAGGCTGGACTCCGCCTTGTACACGTTTAGTAAATTTTGCTGTTAAACCTGCACCTGCCAAGGATTCTGTTAAATTACCAAAATTTGCGATTTGATCTTTACTTTTAATACGATGTGGTTCGGCAAATTGATGATCTTTAAAGAGATTTGAAATTCTATAATTGTCTAATTGTGTATTAGTTTTAGGATCATAAACCGGTACTACCCAAGATTTACCGTCTAGATAGCCATAGAAGGATCCTGATTGAATTGACTTTAAAAGTTTACTTTGGCTGGTGGCATTTGCGTATCCAATGTATATATTATAAGGATACGTTCCGGATCTTGCTTTGGGATAATCATATTCTTGCCCACCCAAAGTAGGTGCAATTGTGCCGTCCCATGGAATCTTTCCTTTGACGCGATTTAAAAAAACATCCCATCGTTCTTCAGCAGCTTGATGGAAATCACCAAACGATAAATTTGCTTCAAATAATTTAAATTCATTAAAACGCATAACTGTATTTATGTTTTATTGCTTATGAATCTCTTCGTAGATTATAGGGAAAAGTTCTCTATAATCTGTTCCACGCCTGCGATCCAGTTCTGTTAGATATCTATGTAATTCCTGTTGTGCTTTTTTATTAGGAATATCCGACTCAATTGCTTTTTTTATTCCTTCAAGATATTCAATGACAGATTCCCTGGTTGTGCTTTCAGAATTTTCGTTTGCAATATTTATTAACATGTCAATTGATTGGTTGTATCCCCAATCTAAAATTTTCGGACCAAATATTGAAGGGTGCATCCAGTCTTTACCAGAGGCTTGCATTAAACTAATATTCATACCCCATTCCTTCCCTCTCGTAATATGTCGTTGATTCCATTCTTGATATTTTTCAATAAGATCAGGCATAGTAAAAGTAGATATAGGAGACCAACATATGTTTATTGTAGTGTCAAGTCCGGCGTCGATTATATATTTCATGTTTTTATCAAATAATTCTATATCTAGTCCATATCTTACATACTCTGCTTCCTTACCCCAACAATCAATACTGCCGACAATATGAGCATTGTGTAATCTACCCTCTTCTAGAAGTTGCTTTAATTTAATAATTTTTGGTTCTATATTATCACTTGATAGATTACTAAAAAAGAATAAATCTAAATTTTTAAATTTATCACCATTTCCTGCAATGAAATCTAACAAACGATCAGACTGTGGTTGTATAAAGGGTTCTCCCCCTAAAATGTATAATGATCTTAGGTGCTGGCCATTTTTATCTAACCAGTCAAATACTTTATCTAAATATTTAAGTTCTTGATAATTAGGCCGGCCGGCCTTGTGGTCATCAGGATACATGAAATCATGTATGTCACCATATTTTTTGTCTTCTGCCTCCCATGTACTACTAAAATACGAACCACAATATGTACAGGATAATTGGCAAAGATTACTGAAATATATTTCAAGTTGCGTTGGAGTAACATGAACTGCATTTGGATTATCAAATAATTCAGGCGGAGATGACGGGGCAAATCCCATGTCGTCATGTAAGAGTCTATCACTCATTCCTCCTGCCTGCTCAATAACTCTACAGTGTTCGCATCCTAACTCTGGCCACTCATCGCGCAACATCTGCAATCGAGCATGTACCTTTTGATGAGTATTATGAAAATTAAAATCTTCCGTAATTGGATTATGATCACATCTATGGCAACTTGCAGTCGTATTTGTAGTTAAAAATATGGTGCTAAGTGACCATTTTAATCTACATTGTAATTTAGACTGTTTAGTGTTAATAATTGATCTATTGTGTACTTGATGTGCATTATCACTCATTTTACCTATTTTACCTTTTGGACTAATTGAATATTTCTACGTTTTGTTCTGCGTTGAGCAAGTTCATTCATACTAACATATGGGCCATGGACTATTTCTACATCTTTCGCCATAAATGTTTTAATATAAGGTTTGAAAGGTACAAATTCTTTTTTAAGAAAAACGTTAATAGGAAATAATCTATTGGATTCCCACCACCAGACATCTCCCAATTCTAAAAATTTTTGCTTTACTTTAATGCTAGGAAGCGCATTATAGTCATATATACTAATAATTGATGCATCTTTATTTAAAATAATGCCAATAAACTCTTTATCAACATACTTGATATAACTTATAAACGGGTATTTCTCGGTTAGTTCTTGATAAATGTTAGACATAAAATAAATATAGTAAAGGATTTTATAAAATGCTAGTTACTACTGTCTATTTATATGACCAAATTATTAATTTGAAAATTAAGGTTGACACTGACAAACAACATTGGGGGTATGAAATGTATAATCATCCGATTAAATTATACAAAGGTATTGATAACACAATACAAATACAATTGAAAAACGATAACCAAAAAACTTTAACCATTACAGACAAGACGATTACGTTTAGTATACTAAACTCGTCGGACGGAACAAGTGTGCTTTTAAATAAAACAGCAACGATTGTAGATGGTATTAATGGCAAGGCAAAGGTTACTATTACAGAAGGTGATTTGTTAAATTTAGATAGCCAATATCTAAATTATTCAGTGAAGGTTGTAGACGGTGAAGAAAATCAAATGATTGGGTACGTAGACGGCGCATATGATGTTATTGGCCAATTACAAATCTTAGATGGAGTGTTCCCAGACATAAAAGAAAGTCTAGAATTAAAATTAGCAGACTTCCAGGAAGCAGGCGGTACATATACCAGTGATCCTTTAGTGGCAGAGTCAAAATTAAACCAAAATACAGGATTACATACTGCCGCATTTTATGTAAATGGTTACAGTGGTGATATCAAAGTACAAGCAACATTAAATGATAATGTGGCGCCTGCCGATTATTTTGACATTAAAACTGTAACTTTGGCATCAAAAACCGGCATTGCATATACTAACTGGAATGGAGTTTATAACAGAGTACGATTTGTACACACACCAACTGCAGGTAGTATGGAAAAAATTCTTTACCGCTCATAACATTGTTAAATAATAATGTAATATATAATACGTTATGAAAGTGCAGTTTATTAATTTACATACAGGCACGGATCAGTCGAGATACACCGGCCCCATAATCAGTTTAGTTTCTTATAGTTTAAGATCTTTTTATAAAAAGACAGGAAAACATTATAAAAATTATACCTGGTTACCGAATGAGAATGGGTTCAGCCCCAACACAAAAGGTAACCAAGTTAATAAAGCGTTTAACGTAATCAAAGAAAAAAAACCTGATATTGTTTGTCTTACCCTCTATCTTTGGAATTCTAATAATTCGATTCGATTAGCAAAGAAAATTAAAAAGGTCTTTCCTAATTGTATTATAATAGCAGGTGGTCCTGAAGTTGAACATGTTTTGGGCACAGAATACGCAAAAAAGAATCCTTATTTTGACTATGTTTGTTATGGAGATGGTGAAGAAACATTCCAAATGCTATTAGATAGTTTTATTACTCCAATAAACGAGCAGACTATTCCTAATTTAATAACTAAAGAGTTTAAAACCCGGTATAAGATTTTTAAATTTAAAGATCATCTAGCATATAATCCTTACTTGGATTTAAAACAAGATCTACTACAAGAGTATGAAGTTGCAAAAAAGAATAGAGTAAAATGGTTAGAGGCGAAAGGCCTGGATGCAAAACAAAATGACAGTAATTCGGATTCGTTTATATTTATTCCATGGGAAAGAGTCCGAGGATGTCCGTATGCTTGTACTTTTTGCGACTGGTCTTCTGGGTTACATCATAAAGTTAATGTAGCTACATTGGATTGGAGGGAAGAAATAAAATTTTTATCAAAACTTAAATATGTAGTTCTTATGATTACGGATGCAAATGTGGGAATACTTAAAGATGACGTAGATGTAGTTAAGTTTGGCCATGATAATTTTAGTAATGATTACCATTATTTTGAAAATCCTAGTAATGCAAAATTACATAAAGATCGTGTATTAGAACTTGAGTTATATAAAGCCAAAAATTCAAAAACACCCAAAGGCAGCATATCTAAAGTTTCTTTGCAACACATAGATAAAGAAGTTTTGGATAATATTAATAGACCAAGTATTACTTGGGAAGAAAATAAAGAACTTATAAAAACATTAAAAAAAGCAGGACAATATATAAAAGCAGAGGTTATAAATGGCTTACCAGGCGCCACCTTAGAAAAAAATATATATATGTTTAAAGAATTTTCTCTCGTTAATATAGACTTGGTATTACTTCATCCCTGGATAATACTTCCAAATTCACCAGCCTATGATATTAATTATCAAAAAAAACACAATTTATCTAAGATAAGATTTATTAAATTTAGTAATTCAAGTTATTCGTTTGGCGAGGAAATTCCATTAAATGGCATTGATAGCACATATAAAAGTATTATAAACAAAGATGTAGATTTAGATTTGATAGATGTAAATTTAATAATGGATACAAATTACATACAAGATTATTTTTTATCTAGGAACATATCGGCACTGTATAACCATTACCAATTGCAGAGGCAACAAAATAGCTATGACTTGGCACCATTTTCGTATTATCTAGATAAGCATTATTATTTTCTAAAGTTTATGGCAGACCAATTAGTAAAAAAGTTAAACTTTTTCAATGAAAAGTATGGATTTTTTATAGACGTCATTGAAATTAATAATAAATTATATAGTCATTCATTTGTTATTGAACAATATCTTTATCATTCTTTTTCCCAGGAAGGTATAGCAAATATTACTAATTCATTTGCTATTGAATAATATCATTATGATTCTTGACATATAGCACATCAGGTTGTATAATAGTACTATGAACTTAGTACAGTCAGTTATTATGAACAATTTGCCTGGAAGGGTAAAGAAAAGTTCTAGTGGCTGGAATTCATTTAATGCGCCTTGTTGCATACATAACGGAGAAACACAAGATAAGCGTGGCCGAGGCGGTATTATAATCAACGGTGAGGCGATCTCATATAATTGTTTCAACTGTGGGTATAAAACAGGCTGGCAACCCGGAAGACATTTAAGCAGAAAAATGCGGCAGTTAATGTCGTGGCTAAGTGTTCCGGAAGGTGATATTAAGCGCCTTGTATTAACAGCAATACAGTTAAAAGAAACTGCTATTGAACACGATCTTATTGAAGAAGAAACAGAGTTTAACTTTGAACTTAAAGATTTTCCAAAAGAAAGCAACCTGCTAAAAAGCGATAATACCCAAATTGTAAAGTATTTGGCAAACAGAGGGCTAAGTATTAATGACTACAATTTTTATTGGACGCCAATAACAGAAACAAAGTTTGACAGGCGTGTAATAATACCATTCTTTTGGAAAGGAGAAATTGTAGGATACACCGCACGTTTAACTGTGCGTGGTAATCCAAAATATTTTACTAGCACACCACAGGGGTTTGTGTTTAATATGGATGGGCAAACAGAAGATCGCAAGTTTGTTATTGTGACAGAAGGCCCATTTGATGCTATTGCTGTAGAAGGCGTTGCTATACTAGGCAGTGATATAAGTGATGCACAGGTTGATTTGATTGAGAGTTTAAACAGGCAAGTTATAATGGTACCTGATAACGATAGTGCCGGAAACAAACTTATACAGCAAGCACTAAAATATAACTGGGACGTAAGTTTTCCAACGTGGCACGACACTTGTAAGGATATAAACGAAGCAATAGTCCAATATGGTAGAATATTTACACTAAAAAATATAATAGATAATGTTGAGACATCGAGTCTCAAGATAAACTTAATGGCAAAGAAAAGACTAAATGAACAAAGAGTATAACGTAGATCTACAAAAACTGTATCTTGAAATGCTTGTGGCAAATCCGGAAGCATACGTAAGAGTACAGAACATTTTTAATCCGCAAAACTTTGATAGAAGTTTGCGTCCAGTAGCAAAGTTTATAAAAGAATATGTGAATGAATATAAATCTTTGCCCGAAATAAAACAAATAAACAGTAAAACAGGTTCTAAATTAAATATTATAGAAGAAGTAGCAGAAGACCACACTAATTGGTTAATGGATGAGTTTGAAACTTTTAGTAGGCATAAAGAACTTGAGAGAGCAATTTTAGATAGTGCTGATCTATTAGAAAAGGGTGACTACAACCTAGTTGAGTCTAAAATTAAGAAAGCAGTACAGATTGGTCTTACAAAAGATATGGGTACAGACTATTGGGACAATCCAAGAGAAAGACTACTATCGCTAAAATCTAATAACGGACAGTTGAGCACAGGTTGGCCAACGTTTGACAAGAAACTGTTTGGTGGCTTTAACAAGGGCGAGTTAAATATTTTTGCAGGTGGCAGTGGTAGTGGTAAAAGTTTGTTTATGCAAAACGTAGCAGTTAACTGGGTATTGGCCGGATTAAATGTTTTATATTTTACATTGGAATTAAGCGAAGAACTTACAGCAATGCGTATTGACAGTATGATATCTAACATTGCAACAAAAGAAATTTTTAAAGATCTTGATACAGTTGAAATGAAAATTAAGTTAGTATCTAAGAAGGCGGGTAAATTACAAATTAAGTATATGCCAGCACAAAGTAACATTAATGATTTTCGCAGTTATGTAAAAGAATTAAGTGTGCAAAAGGGTATAAAGCCAGATGCGATTTTGATTGATTACTTAGATCTGTGTATGCCGGTAAGTGCTAAAGTAGCACCAAGTGATTTGTTTGTTAAAGACAAGTATGTAGCAGAAGAACTAAGAAACTTTGCTAAAGAACTAGACACTGTATTAGTTACAGCATCGCAGTTAAACAGAGGTGCTGTGGATGAAATTGAGTTTGATCATTCACATATTGCAGGCGGTATTAGTAAAGTTAATACAGCAGACAATGTTATTGGTATTTTTACAAGTAGAGCAATGCGTGAGCGTGGAAGATATCAAATACAGTTTATGAAAACTAGAAGTAGTAGTGGTGTTGGCCAAAAACTTGATCTAGAATTTGATTTGGAAAGTTTACGTATTAGAGATCTGGGAGAAGATGCACAGTCATATCAAAATGATGAAAGCACAGAATATACACCAGCAGGATCCCAAACAGACATATTCAACAAAATTAACAGAAGTGCAACAGTCAGTAGTGCAGGTGATGCTCCCAAAGTTACAGCAGAAGCAAGTGGTAGTAAAATTCGTTCTCTACTCAGCAACATGCGAAACAACGAGGAATTATAAATAGTATAAACAACCTAACAGGAATTTATACTATGCGGTGGCATGATTATTTACAAGCAGATTTTCTTGGCCCGAGAGAATGGGTATTAACTGAGTCTCTTACATTTGAGATTGAAAAAAGTAGAGTTGCTGATATTGTTAATTCAATGTCAGTTTGGAAACTTACAGATGTAAAAATTAGAGAAACTGATGATCATATTATGATCACAGCTCCAGTTGGATATAAAACAGATTTAGCATCAATATCCAGAGCAATGTGGAGTATTATTTCTCCGTGGGATGTTGCCCGTGGTGCAGTTATACATGATGCTCTTTACGGTGCTATTAGAAAACACAAAGACCAAGGCGCTTTAGACAAAACAAGTATCAAAAGCCTTCGAAAACAAGCAGACAATATATTCAAATTGGGAATGGAATCAGCAGAACCTAAAATTCCAAGTTGGAAAGTTGTTTCTTGTTACTACTCTGTTAGAGGATTTGGTTGGACATCTATTAATAAGAAAGCAAAATTTAACAATTAATAGTGGAAATTTAACTAAATATATACAGAGTGTATATTAATATGAAACGTAAAACTAGAACTATACTTGAAGAATTGAATTCTCTATATAGCGAGAAAAATAAGAGTGCGATTATTGAAAGTCGCGCTATACATATCATTGACAGTGCAGTAAATCTTATTAATAATATTTATGAAAACTATGACCATGCTACTGCTTCTGAACTAGAAAGACGACTTCTTAATAGTATACGCGGACAAGATAATAAAAAATTTGTGCGTAGTATTCGCAAGGCGGGCGACAGTGAAACTGAGTGAAATATCGCCGTACGTAGACTCAAAAGTTTTAACTAGGCGGCCGCCCCCACGTTATAAAAGATTCCCACCAGGTAAAACAAGTGGTATTGTAGATCAAATGTCCGGCGAATTAGAAAACGTTGTAGATGATTGGATTAAAATAGATTGGGACGATGTTGATGAAGCAACTAAAAAACGTTTTAGTGATGCTATAACAGAATTATTGGATATTGTTAATAATGAAGATATCTGATCTACACGAAGAACGACCAGCAAGAGCAAAACGTCGCAAGGACCGTGCACCACGCAAAGACCGCGAAGGAAATCTTATTAACGAATCTAAATGGCTTTTTGAAAAAGAAGACCGCACACATATGACACACCTTGAAGACTTGGTATTTACGCAAGGATACAAAGGCGCTAAACAAGCATTAAACTATTTGGCCAACGTTGCTGGTATGCTTTCCGGACACGGAGGCAAACGTACCAAAATAACAACTAAGTGGGATGGTGCTCCTGCTATTGTTGCTGGCACTGATCCAAAGGACGGTAAGTTTTTTGTAGCAACAAAGCACGGCTTTTTTAATAAAAATCCTAAATTAAACAAAACACCTAAAGATATTGACAAGAACCATTCTGATGCTGGTTTAGAAAAAGGTAAGACAAGAGCAGGCCTGCGTAATAAGTTTAAGATGGCTTTAAAAGAATTGCCAAAATTAAACTTTGATGGCATACTGCATGGCGACTTTATGTTTGCTAAAGGTGATTTAAAAACAGTAACTATTGAAGGGGAAAAATATATTGCTTTTAGACCACAAGAAATTACATATGCTGTCCCTGTCGGCAGTGAATTAGCACAGCAATTACTGGCCGCAGACTTTGGTATAGTATGGCATACGCAATATACTGGCGGGCCTGAGATTAGTGACATGCAAACACAATATGGTGTAATAGCACCAGAAGGTAACAAAAAAGTTTGGATGGATGATGCTACGTATAAAGATTTAACAGGCGTTGCTACATTAACTGCAAGAGAAACAGATTCTGTAAGGCGCGGTGTTGAGAAGATGAGTGATATTTTATCTAAAACAAATGCCTCAAAATTCAACACAATGTTGAAAAATGAAGAGTTTATGAAATATATTCCCATCTTTATTAACGAAAAGATTCGCCAAGGAGAAGGACAAGTATCCAATGCTACAAATTTCTTGCAAGACTTTATTAACTATTATGATGATCGTATGCAAGCCGAAATTGATAAACTAAAAACTGGTATTGAAGGGCCTGCAGGACAGGCGCGTGTACAAAAAATAGAAGCAAACAAACAGTTTATCGAAGATAACAGTAATACATTATTAGCAATACTTGGCATATATAAACAAATCGTACAGATTAAAATGATCTTAGTAAACAAATTAAACAAAGTAGAAGGTATTGGAACATTTTATAAAACAGATGGCGGCTACGAGGTAGCAGACCCCGAGGGTTTTGTAGCAATTGATAGAATAGGTAATGCCGTAAAATTAGTAGATAGAATGGAGTTTTCAAGAAGAAACTTTTTAAGTCAAAAGGAGTGGGGTTGATGGGTTTTATTAAAGATTTAACAGAAGCACGAGCACTACGCACCCAGCGTGGTTTGAATCTTAGTGCTGAACAAGTGGCAGAAAGTATTTACTTGACGGTATTATCATTGCAGGCAATGCGATTTGATCCCAGCACAGCCGCGCAGGCATCAGAATATGCTAGAAAAACTTTGCAATATCAAGATTTCAGTAATATTAGATCAACAGCAACAGATTTACACAACTGGGTAGCTGTTTTTAGTAATCCAGAAAGATACGCAAATCAAATTGGCCCAGTTGGTAGGGCAAGTATGCCTTTATTACAATTTAAAAGGTATCTCAGAGATGTGGCACAAGGTAAGGCTAATCCGAACTTCGACAAACAATTTTTAATGAGTTTAGAGCGTAATTTAGGTATTAGAAATGGGCAGTATAGTGCTGTAAGAAGATTGTTAAGTGATTGGAATAGATTATATGGTACTGAGCGCAAGCAAGGTACTACTAGATTGTTACAGGCATTGAGGGCCAAAACACCTAAAAGTGATTTACGCGGCCCATATGAAGGATTTATGCGTAAGGGTGGATATGAAGATAAAAGTGCTAAAGATCCAGAAAAAACAGGCATTAGTACACCAGCAAAAATTGCACTAGCGACAGCCGGTGGTTATGTGGTAGGCAAAGGAATAGGAAAGTGGCTAGCCAATAAATAATATGCAATGAAATAGCGTAGTTTATTTTTTCTAATTAGATATAAATAATATTAACGGTATAGAGAAATCTATACATTACAAGATATAGGAGATTAGAAATGGCTTCATTAACAAGTAATGCCACATCAGGCGTAGTATACGCAGGTAAAATGACAACTTTGATCACACTATCAAAGACAAATATCACACAAGATGAGCTTGATACATGTATCCAGCATATTCAATCAACAGCAACTATCGTAGGTGTTGGTGATGACACAGCAGACGGATTTAACGCAGGCACTTCAGACGTTGTTCACGTACTAGCAGAAGGTCCAGTACCAGCAGTAGGCGCTGATTATGGTGGCGCAACAGGCGTAACAGCGGCAGCTGTAGCATGTTTCTTTGAATAAGATATTAGCGTAAAATCACAGTTTTTAGCATTGCTAGAAACAAATGATTCCAAGAAAAGCGGGATAGAAATATCCCGCTTTTTTTATGATTGAAAGGTATAAATAATATTAACGGTATAGAGAAATCTATACATTACAAGATAAAGGAGATTTAAAATGGCTTCAGTAACAAGAACAGCACCTGGATCATTTGGCCTTAGCACCAATTTTCTAGGTAAAACATTAGCACACTTAGATATTGATTTTGGCGCAGATGTTTCAGGAAAGCTAGGCCCAACATCAGCAGTAGCAGCCGCCATGGATGCAATTCAAGGCGCAGGCTTTAACATTGTAATTATTGGCGCACTACATAGTGCAGACAACAATATTTCAGTTTGTGTCGAGGGTGAATACGGTACAGACACATATGATGGCTCAGCCAGTGAAACATTGGCCGCTCACTTAGAAGATGTTTTAATTGCTTTGGGTACAGTTGATTCTGTAAACTTTGCATCAGCAACAGTAACAGCAAAAACATACGTTCTATAATTTAATATATTATATAATAAAACAGCGGAATGGTAACATTCCGCTTTTTATTTGGCTAAATAATCTATACTAAATATAATAGTAGCATATTATAGGTATACAAATGGCAAGAGAAAAAGGATTAGCCGCCGGCGGCAGATTTGGTTCAGGTGTTGGTGAGTTTTTGACAATACATACTTTAATTGATATATCACAAACTGGCCTTGTAGCACAATACAGACCTGACGCCCCTGCTTTTGTAGATGACATTAATCAATTGGTTAATAATGAAAAGTCTTGGAATAAAAGTAGAGGACAACAAAGTAATTTAGAAACTTTAATTCAAACTATTAGTTTACGCGGCAATCCTATGTATATCGAAAAACCCCAAAAATATTCAGTAGACGACATCAAAGCTTTAAATTTTGGATCTTCATTTAAAGGAAAACATGTTTTTTGGACTACTTCCTTTACTGTTGAACAACCTGGATTATATCTAGAGCGAGGCGAAGAAGCCATACCTGCATCTGGATTAATGAAAGATCTAACAAACGTTCCAGTTATTTTAAATTTAACAGAAACTGCTAAAATAAAAACCCCCGTTTGGAATGCTTTAAACCCTAAAATTAAAAACATTTATATTACTTCCTCCGATAAACTATTAGTTAATTTCTAGAAATTTTTGAGTAAATACAGTACTAGGCAAAGACTTAGGCTCATTTTAGGCGAAATGAAGAGGCATATAAAAGGCACATATAATACAGGGCGGGCGGTAGGCATTATTACACATTTTAGGAGTTGTTATGCCATCAGAAATTGAAAGGCAGAGCCTTGAGGCACACGTTGAGATTTGCTCAGAGAGATACGGGTACCTGGAGGAGAATATGGAACGAATCGAAAGTCGTTTGACTGTCATTGAACAGCAACTCGATGAGATTAGGCATAACTTGCTAGTCCAAGAAAAAAACAAATACAAATCTATGTGGGTCCTTAGTGGCTCCATTATCACCGCACTATTTTCAGCATTGATCTATCTATTAACCATTCAATAATAAGTATCGTATATGAATTACGAAGAATATCGTAGCACTTCAAAGTGGACGAAGGGATTTTGGGATCCTGAATTATCAGCTTTATCTAAACCGCCGTTATTTCCAGAAGGTGAAGACTTTTCAGGTCCAAATAATATATACGGTTATGAGATTTATAATAATTATATATTAAATCCTTCACGAACTTATGAGTTTGATTTTTTTGAGTACGATAAAAAAATAATAAATCCGTATTGGAAAGGCAAAACAGTCAAGTATACCTTAAATGCACACGGATATCGCGGTCCTAGCTTTAATTCAGATGCAAAATTAAAAATAGTAACCATTGGATGCAGTCACGCATTTGGTTTAGGAATAGACGATAGTAGCACTTGGGCAGAACAACTCAAAAAATTAATATCTGCTCAATTTAATACCAATGACGTTGAAGTTTTTAACCTTGGTACACCTGGTGCTAGTTCAGATTTAAATACAGTACAATTATATCAATTAATTGATATTATAAAACCAAATATTGTGCTGTGGGTACCTCCGGCCTGGAGAAGGTATGATATAGGAATCAATTCGTTACTATCAATAAATTCTGAATTTATTGATTTATTTGAAAATGTAATTGAACACGGCACATACACATTGGTGCCGGGTGAAGAATTTTTAGCAATTTACAACAGGGCTGTTATAGATTACGCAAACACCGGTAGTCTTGATATACAAACACGATATCAAAACTTTTGTAAGAATTTTTCGATAGTTCGTGATTTGTGTGAATATAACAATATAATATTTTATTCCTTTGCTAATTTTCAACAGTTTAATGGGTTATTTACTGAATTATGCAAGGCGTATACCTGTTCGTCTGGTATACGGAATTTAATGTATTACCTTAAATTTATTAATACACGAGAATATGTTTTAGACAAAGACAACAGATCGTTTATAAATGTCATTGCCCAAGAAGAGGCTATGATGGATTACTTAGTAATTAAAACACAAAAAAATGTTATTGGGTATGATTCTAGAAATTTAAAAAAAGCAATGGTGAAAATATATAAAGGTATAACTAGCGGATTATACGACGATTATTTTGAAGGCGTTGACTCTAACTGCAAACTTCCAAATATGCATCTTAAACTTCTTGCAAGAGACAGCGCCCATAATGGTGATTTTTTTAGTTTTGTTCTTGCTAACGTATCTTACAGTGTAATTGAAAAAGACGTAGCAAAATTACTAAATACATTATAATGTATTTAGAAGAACTCTTTGGCATAAACGAAACAAAAATGGCATGGCAACGCCAAGGAAATAAATTAGTTCGAAAGTATCGTTGCACCGGCGGCAGAAGAAAAGGACGCATTGTGTCCAAACCTGCCCAATGTTTTGCGGCTCCAGATATCAAAAAGCGTTTTAAATTACGTATGACTAAAGCAAAGTTAGGAGCAAGAATTGCGAGAAAATCTGCTAGAACAAAAAGAACTAATCCGGCAAGCATTATGAAACAACGGTTAAATAAGGCCTCCAAATGAAGCTAGAAGAATTATTTACAGAAGCAGTATATCAAATTTCTGGACCTGTTCGAGGCACAACCTTGCCGCTGGCTTCTAATGCGGGTGATAGTACAGAGACTAGTATAGATCTTAGAGATAAACGTATTGATCTAGATAATCCCAATGGCCCCACTTTAATGAAGAAAAAGTCGGAAGCGGAACAAAAACAAATAGTGCGCGGTATGGTGCCGGGCCAACAGTTTACGGTAATACCAAAATTAACAGACGTGGCAGAGCTTTGGTTTGTAGTATCTAAAAGTCCTTCTCGCGTAGTCGCGACACAAGATCCTAGTGCGGACAATCCCAGTACCAAGGAGTTTCTCATAGCAAATTATTATATTGATGACGTCAACCAAGATGGCACGCCCAAGATTAGTTTTGCACAAGAAAGAGGAATCGGAGAAAAGTCTAGAGAAATTAATAAATTAGATAGACGTGATATTCCATTAAATGTAGAAAGTGTTAGTCTGACCAATAAATAAGAAAAAATAATGTTAATAAACGAATTACTTACAGAAGATTTACGTATTCTAGAAAATTTACGTAAATGGTATGACGAGCAGTATAGTAAAGGTAAAGCAGAACTCGTTACAAAACAAAACGCCACACCCAATCATAAATCAATTAATGAAAGACTTATTCCTTATAGTTTACATGGGCGGATCATGCGGTGATCTTATTACTATGCTATATGATTCATGCAATGGCAAAATTAATAAGAATAGAATCAGGTCTGATATCAGGTCTGATTCTAATAGAATCAGGTCTGATTCTAATAGAATCAGGTTATCAAAAGATCGTAGTAGACTTAAAAAACCCCATTTATTTAAAAATAATAGTGAGAAAGATCATTACCTAATAGAAATTGCAAAATATTATGGTAGTATTCCAAGTCATGATTTGGCCTACCATATTGAACGAAAACACGACTTCATAGGTATTACTGTCGATGACTTTGACATAGCAATGTGGGCCGCAGAGCGATTTAAACAGTTACATCGCCCCCACACGTGGGAAGAAATGACCCAAGTATGTGACGCTACAACTATAAAACAATATGCAGAAATGTATATACATTTCTCTCACCTAATTAAACAGCACACTGATAATATTATTAAACTAGAAGATATAGTTAATGGAAAGTTGTTAGATGTTATTGAGATAGAAAGTTATTATCGGAGTATATATACTGCTTGGTTAGCTAACAATAACCTATAAATACAGTATGAAAATTGCAGAATTAACTGAAGCAGTAGGCATTATTACAAAACAAAATGCCACAAAAGACGCTCCAATTGGAAGCGAATATGCTAATGTTAAAAAGTTAGGACTTGGTAGCGGAAAGCCAAAATTACTTACAAACGAAAGCTTTGTTGACGGTAAGCAGTTTCGCGTAACCAAACAAAAAAATGGTTTTACTGTAGATTTATACGTAGACGGTAAACACGCAGGACAATATACACATACACGCAACGAAGATAATGTGCGTAACTTTGCAGAAATATTCCCAGAGTTTCGTAATAAAGGACACGGCGGCATGCTATTGTTAAAAGCAATAGCCACAGCAGACGAATTAGGTATGGACTTTGAAGAAGATTCACACAGTCTTACACCTGCTATGAGCAGATTATATGATGAACTAGATGGCTCAGGTTTAATTTATGGTGGCGATGGTGCTTGGGCAATTAGTCCAACTGGTGAAGATGCTCTAGACGAATACCTAAGCGAGAACTTTAACATGAAAGGCGGTAAGAAATGAAAATAGCAGAACTGTTTGAAACATTTGACCAACCTTATCCTCTATCATGGACAGGTGAAACGGATGGCTTCCAGGGCCCGGGCCCCCATGGCGGCATGCGAGCATTTGCCAACTTACCTGACGACACACCACTGCTTATTATGTTCAATCATGAAGGGAACGGGGAATATCAAGTAGAGTTTCATAGAAATCATAGTCAAGATGTATCAGGTGAAGGCGATGCTTATAAAATATTTGCTACAGTTTTACACGCTATAAAAAAGTTTATTAAAGAACGTAGTCCCGAAATGATATTTTTTTCCGGTGAAAAAGGAGATATAGGCGACAACCCAAGCAGAACAAACCTTTATTCTAGAATGGTACAAAAGTTTGCTAGACAGTTAGGCTATAACGCATACGTTGAAGACCAAGGCGACATGGTGCAGTATGAGTTGAACAAAATAAATTAGGAAAAAGAAATGAGATTTGCACAAATACAGAATCCAAATGTAAGTTTAGTTTACGTTAATTTACAAGAGAGTGATTATCTGTTAAAATACACTGATAAGAGAGTATTTAAAAGAGATCTAAATGAGCATGAGCAGTGGATTGCTGATGGCTTAGTTAAGAAGGATATTCTTAAACGTGTAAAAGTTGAAGGTAAGATAGCGTATATACGCAACTTTAAACTAGATGAGTCTCAAATAAAAGTGTCATTATATAAAGATATATTGAACGAAGATCTCAAAAAAACTGCGGCCAGTGTTGCGGCCGCTGGAGCATTGGCGGCAAGTGGCATACATTCAATTGATCAAAATACACCACAGCCTGATCTACAAACAAAAACACAAATAACACAAACAATCGAACAAGATCCATATGACAAAGAATTTGGTGATGTAAATGCTCTTAAGAGTATGATTAAGCATCACGAAGGCAAACGCTTAAAAGTTTATAAAGACACAGTTGGCAAGGACACAATTGGTTATGGACACTTAGTTAAGCCTGGCGAAGACTTTTCCAAAGGCATTACAGACCAACAAGCAGACGAAATGTTTGACAAAGACTTTGAGCATCATGTAAAGGGTGCAAGAACAACACCTGGTTATAATTTAGCGGACCAAAGACGCAAACAAGCGATGGTTGATTTGGCTTATAATATGGGTCCAAATTGGCACAAGACATGGCCAAAATTTTCCGCGGCGGCCGAAAAAGGTGATTGGAAAACTGCCGCAAAAGAACTACAAAATAGTAAGTGGTACAATCAAGTTGGTAATCGTGGTAAAACAATTGTTAACATGATTGCTGACCAATAATATTTTTTAAACAACCGTATACGGTTAAATATTAGTATGAACCAATCTAAGAAAAAAATCGATGCGACTTTTTCGGACATGTATGACGACATGATGGAGAAGTTAGAAAAGCATGGAAGATTACATTATTTAAAAATTAAAAAACTTAATAAAGGCATAAAAGTAGGCGATATTCGAATTAGAAAAACACAAAATGGATATGTTCTTAAGAAAGGATATAACAAAGGTTATTCAATTATCGAGAAAAATATATACACAAAAAAGGCTGCTATTATGCTGGCTGTTTTTCATAATAATGGTGATCAAGTAAAATATAAGCAAGTACTCGAGAGCGATATAAAATATGGCAATGCAGTTGAAAAATTATTAATATCCAAAGAAAAAATTAAGTATTATGCTGAAGAAAGCGATTGGTTTAAAGTAGATTTTATAGAATCTAGAGTTAAAACCTACGTTTGGAATGCCCAAGAGGCAAAAGACAACTTAACGCAACTATATTATAATTGCGTTTTTTAATAAATACGAATAACTTATTTTATATTACAGATTTGGAAACATATTATGAATTTAACAGATTTAAATACAACACAAACAGCAGGAGAATTAAGCAATAGTGTCCAAAATGCCTTTGGTGTAAAGGTAGACATTACTAAATTGGACCTAGATCATACACAAAAATTACTCCTAACAGTAAATGAAGAGATTAAAAAGCAACGCTTATCAGAAGATAGGCACAATTTGCATAACTCAAAATCATATCTAGCAAAGATCTTTATTAAAGAAAATTTAGAAAAGCATATTGAAGAGTTGTTAGAATTTAGTCCTGAAAATGAAAAGGCCGCAGATGCAGAAAAAATTCCAAACCAAGGCAGTACTGCCGATGCTGGATTTGGTGCAGGACCAGGCAAAAAGAAAGCAAGACCAGGCAAAAAGAAAGCAAAAGTAAAAGAAGCGGCAGGTAAGATGAAGAAAAAGAAACCTTGTCCGGAAGATGTAAATGAAGAAGAAATTTCAGAAAAGAAAGAGAAAGACGACAGATATACATTTGATCCTAAAGGTATGCAAGCACTTCGTATTCTAGTTGGCGGTCAAAACATGGTGCGAGCGAAAACTGCTATTGAAATGGCTATGAATGGCAAGTCTGTTCCTGCTATATATGTTAAAACATTCCTTCCTCTAATTAATATTTTAGATGACATTATGCGATCAGGCATGGCTAATGTGCAACTACTAAAAAATATTGATAAAAGAGCAAAGAAACAACTTGGCTTAGAATCAACAGAGGTAGAGATTTCAGAAAGATTACGCGCATTGTACGAAAGTCAAGAAGACCAAGCAGAACTACTACTAGCATCTAAAGATGTTGTAGATAGAGTACAAAAAGCAGTTGATGATTTAAGCAAACTACGCAACGAAGATTTACCACCATTGTTAGATGCAATGCGTGATGAATTAGGCTCCGAGATGAGCGAAGCATATGCTAACATTGCCCTTCCTACATTAGACAATTTGGTTGATACAAATGGACAAGGACGTGAAACATTAGCACAAGCAAGCAGAATCATTACAGGTGAAGAACAACCTGTAGAGCAAATGGGTGCTGATGTTGAAGAAATTCCAGGTGAAGAAATTCCAGGTGAAGAAGAGTTTTCAACTGCTGATGTAGCGGCTGGCGCAGAAGAGCCAGAAGGAAGAGAAGAGCGCGAGTAATATGCGATTTGCTGAAATTTTAAATTTGACGGAGCAAGGACCTGTAGACGACGACATGGTCGAAGCGTTGATTACCGTATTAAATCACGAACTTAAAAGTGCAGATAATTCAGCAGAAATAGGTGATAATGAAATAAGTTTTGTAGAATTAGTTCATACTATGAGAAACTTAGGGCATGTTATAGATTTTGATGGTTTTAAACAAATTTATGATATGGACCCCGGAGTCCAAAATTTAATTAAAAACTTCGATAAAGATTTCATTACATTAAACACAGAAGAAGAATTAGAAGTAGATGTTTCGGATGAAGCAAATATTGATGAGCCAAGTCAAAACAAAGTTGACAGTATGGCTAAAAGAGCATTGAAGAAGAGAACATAAATTATGGCATATTTTCCAACGGCATCCCACGCAAGAGATCGCGGACAAGATAATCAGTTAATTGCTCAAGAAATATTAATACTAGAATTACGTGTATTAGCCGCTGTTGCTAGTAACGCTTTGTCAACAACGGCAACTGATACAACCACAGTTACTATTAATGGCACAGTAGTTACAGGTAGCCCAATGACAAATGATGACGCAACAGGTGAAGCGTTTTATAGTGTATGGAAAGGTAATACAGAAAGCACACTACGATCTGAACAAATGTCAGAAGTAATGAGTCATTTTACCAATAAAAAGTACACAATTGTTAGAAAGAAAAACACCACAACAAATGATACATTTTATTGGGAAATTTCTTGGTAATGAGACTTTTCGAATTTGCTAATAGTAAAGATGCTTTAACACTGTTTAGAACTGTGCAAAACGCAATGGGTGTTAAAACATTTAAAGAATGGCATGGACTTGATGAAGGAGAAGAAAGAGAGTATCGCCTGGGAGCTGGAGCTACTAAAAAGAAAATATTTCAATTGATTTGGACTAATCCCAAAGGTAAGAAACAAAAAAATTGGGTAAAACAATTAAGTAAAAACAGTTTTCAACAATTAAAAAAAGATGGTATGCCTAAAGAAACATCAACAAAAACTACAGACAAATATGAAATAATTATACCAGACCCAGGGTTTAAATTAAAGCCTGCGGTAATGAATAACAAATATGCTGAATTGGAACTTGATGAAGGTAAACTAATGACAGCAATAAAAAATAAGGCATATAAGTTGGCGGCAAAGTATTATATACAATATAAAAAACGAGGAGATAATTCTGGAGTAGCTTTACATAAGGCAGCTAGCACTGTTAAAGGTGTTAATGATAAAGATTTACAGTTGTATCTTACAAAACTAAAACTATTATAAATATTATTATGACTGACGATAATAATACTGATGATACTGATGAAGTCTCAACCGGAGCGTATGGAACTCCTACAACTATACGGTATACATATGATCCGGCTGTAGGTACTACTGGAGATAATACTGAAACACCGCCTGCGACTACGTTACGCAGTAGAACAATATTAGGCGATGCATCTGTAAAGCAAGAAGTACAGTTCATTAATCAAGTTCTTAAAACATCGTCAGAAGCAGGAAATGTTAGGGCAGTAGTAGATACTGGCCCAGTGATGGCTGGCAAGTATACATATGGCCATTGGTTTTTACTTGAAGAAATATTTCAATATGGCGCGGCATGGACAGGTGATCCTTTCACTTCCATTATGGAGATTCCTGATGCCCAAGATATGACAATGCCAGAACTTATGGCCGCTATAAAAGAAAAAGAACCACAGATTTTCCAAAGACACAAACAAATTAATGCTGTTCTTACTCATTTTCGAAAACTAGGATACCAAATACATCCTGGAAATTGGTTTGATGCAAGAGTAACTGAACCTATTAAATGGGTAATTAATTGGAATAATACGATATTAGATCATATCTCAATAATAGATGATACACTAGTTATAGGCAAACCTGACCAAATGGGGCCAGTGGGGCCTAAAGAAAGGTCAGGCGAAGCTTTAACACAAAGTACTAGTGGAGTCCTTGCGCCAGTCGAAGGATTAACTGAGCCAATACACCCACAAACAAAGATAAACTTTTTTGGCTTAGGTGATAAAGGAAATGGACAAGTAGTAATGAGACCTGCCGGCCAAGCAATGGGAACAGAGAATTACCTGTATGAAGATTTAAATACAGATATAAGCGGCGGATCATACGACTTTGCAGATCCAGGCGATACGAATGGTGCCCTTAACGCAGTAATGGGTTTAATCAATACTATGGCAGGAAACATTGATAATTCAATGGGACAATTATCAGGAATTGGTTTATTCCGTACGGAAGTAGATAATGATTTCGCAAGAGTGCCTGGCATTATAAACAGTGGAGATGGCACAGTCCAAGATGTATCTAACGTAACAACATTTAGTCCAACAGGAAAACTGTTAACTGGTGGCTCGTTGATAGACGAGATCCCCGTCGGAGGCACTGTCACTATTAATGGTGTACCGGTCGCCGCAAATCCATGGGTATTTGTTAATTTAAGTGGCCATTGGTATGCAGCCACGTGGGAATGGATGCGCCCGGGACAAGTAACTAAATCACGAAAAGCCGTAAATGGTGACCATATAAAACAGCCGCCATTGGCGTCTTGGTCTCCAAGCACAGGAGAAACACTCTATTTTATGGTATCTGGTTTAGCGCGGGGAAGCGAAAGAAATGTTAACGAAAGATCTAACTTAATTAAAGTTACTTGGCCTGCACCGGGCGGATCGACAACATCATCACAATCAAGTGGTATGGTCGGTGCATCTTGGTTACATCACAATGTATCTAGTTGGCCAGTCACTAGTAAGTTATCGTCAGTGACAGTTACTGCCGGTAATATTACTTTGAATCATGATAAAGCAAGTGCTTGGGCTTCAGTCGGCGACAAGGACGGCGGCAACGGCGGATCTATTACAACTTTTATAGGGATTCATTCATTCAGTGCTTTGGGAGCTGGAGCAGTTTGGAAACCAAAATCTGAAAAAGATAATAAGCTTGTTGTAGTGTTGCCTTCCAAATATGCCAAAACAACTGTTATTGTGGGCGGAGATACTGGTGTATTTACAGGATTTAACAATGGCAATCGTGGACACTACCGTTTTCCAAAACCAGGTGATGGGTATGAGCCAGCAGTAAGTGTCACAGTTGGTAATACTTCTTTTACGGTGAATAATCCAGCCAGACGTATAGGTTAATGCGGAATAAATCTTGACATCTAAATTTAAATCAATTATAATATATACATGATATTACTGGAAAAATACGATTACAACGAATTAAAACGTGTTACGACTATAGATAGAAAACGCAAGTATCAATTACCTGATGGATCAGCAGTTCCTAGCGTTACAACTATATTAGACGCGACTAAATCCCAACAAGAAAGAGAAGCATTAGCAAACTGGAAAAAGCGTGTTGGCGAAACGCAAGCACAGCAAATTAGTACAGAAGCCGCAAATGTCGGCACACTAATGCATAAAAATTTAGAATTATATATTGAGAGCCATGAACGCAAAGTTGGCAGTAATGTCATACACCAAAAAGCATACAACATGTCAAATGTTATTATTGCCGAAGGACTTAGGAAAGTTAGCGAAATATATGGTACAGAAGTCTCGCTATACTATGAAGGATTATACGCAGGCACAACAGATTGTGTAGGACTTTGGAAAGGTAACTTAGCAATACTTGACTTTAAGCAAACTAATAAACCTAAGAAAAAAGAATGGATTAGCAACTATTTTTGCCAGTTAGCCGCATACGCACAAGCACACAATGAAATGTTTGGTACAGACATTAAAACCGGGGTTGTGTTAATGTGCTCTAAAGACTTAAATTATCAAGAGTTTGTTATCGAAGGCAAGGAGTTTGAGAACGCAGCTAACGAATGGAACAGACGCGTTGCTCAATATTATAATTTGGATGTATAGATATAAAGATATTACTAGTGTACAAATTGAAATAACCGAAAAGTGTAACGCGGCATGCCCTGCCTGTAGTAGAGCATATTATGGATATGGAGAACTAGCAGGCACCTATCAAAAACACATGTCGCTAGATGAGTTTAAATTTTTATTAACATCAAAACTGGTATCCAACTTAGAACGTGTTATATTTTGTGGAAATGTTGGAGACGCCCAAGTAAATCCTAATCTACCTCAAATGGTAGATTATCTTTATTCCTGTAATAATGATATTATAATTGAAATTAATACCAACGGCGGAATGCATAGTACTGATTATTGGGCAAATTTTGCAAAGTATAAAAATATGAAAATATGGTTTGCAGTAGATGGCACAACGCAAGAAGTACATTCTTATTATAGACAAAACACAAATCTTAAAAAAGTTTTAGAAAACGCAAAAGCATTTATAGACGCAGGTGGAAATGCTATTTTACAGTTTATACTTTTTAAACATAATCAACATCAATTTGAAGATGTTAAAGAACTTGCCAAAGAATATAATTTTGCAAAAATAGAAATTATCAATACGGATAGGCCAGAAGATACTCCAGTATATACCAGTAAAGGAGAATATGTTGGTCAACTTCAAGGTGCGGAAGGCTTAGAAGATTATGACAGATACTTAACTGATCAAACAGAAAACATCAAAAATAATGAAGAACAAACAGATATAAAAATATCATATCCATATTTAGATGCAATGCTTTATGAAGTAAATGAAACATTGTCTGATCTTTTTAAAAAGGCTATCCAAAAACACGGAAAGGGTCCTGTATACAATATTGCAAAAAAATATAAGGCACATATGTTTGTTAGTGAAGATGATAACCAAATTGATCAAATTAATATAAAAGAATATACATCATTTTTAAAAATCGCACAAGAAAAATATGTTAGTCAAAATAAATCATGGGAAGAAGAAGCAGAAAAATTTATTTGGGTTAAAGATTCGCTATGGAAAGTGACCAATATTGAAGAATATGACAACGTTGATGTCAATAAAGTTCTGAGAGGTTTACCATCGAGTAAAAAGCACAGTAATAGAAAAATAAATTGCATGGCTGTAACAGAATCTAAAGTTTTTATTACAGCAGACGGCTTTGTTTATCCGTGTTGTATGATGGGTCATAATCACACAAGAATTGCAAATGAGTACACTTACGATCTGAGAGAATTGTTATTAACTTTTGGTTTTAAAAACGATGCTAACAATGCTCTAAAATATGGTGGTATAGAAGAAGTATTCAAAACAGGATTTTTTGACACAATAGCAAATACATGGACTCCAAATACAACAGAGAATAGGTTTCTACAGACTCTAAATGCCGACTACGGTGATTGTGGTAATTTAAATATGTGTGCCTCTGCTTGTAGCAACTGTGATTATAATGCCTAAAGTATAAATATACATATGGCAATTGTACAAATTTCTAGAATTCAACATCGTAGAGGGTTAGCAGAAAATCTTCCACAGTTATCACATGCTGAATTGGGTTGGGTAACCAACACAAGAGAATTATACATCGGTAATGGGCCGTTAAGTGCTGGTGCACCTGTAGTTGGCAATACAGCAATTCTAACAGAACACAGTGATTTAGCAGGTCTCATCAATTTTACTTATGAAGGCAATGCAAGCGCAACAGTAGATACCGGCGCAACGGCGGGAGCTCCTATTGTTAGAACATTGCAAGATAGACTTGATGACCACGTAAGTATAATGGACTTTGGTGCCAGTGGCAACGGCACAGTAGATGATACTGCGGCGATTGCAAGAGCAATATACCAACTGTTTGTTAGAGACACAACACAAAAGGCCCGCAGAAGTTTATATTTCCCTGCAGGTGTATATAAAGTCACTGCACCTATAGAAGTTCCTACTTGGGCGACATTATACGGTGATGGCTCTGGAAAAACAATTATACAATATGAAGAGACACAAACCAATGCAACAGCCACAGCGACTATCACTGCCGGCGCAGTAAGTTCATTAACTGTTGCCACACCAGGCGCTGGTTATGCTACTGCCCCTGTTGTAACAATTACAGGTGATGGTGCTGGTGCATCATTTACAGCAAATATAACAGACGGCGCAATTACATCATTTACACAAGTAAGTGGTGGTGCCGGCTATTCAACTGCCAGCGTGTCTATTACGTCAAGTAAAACGGCAGGGCATGATAGTTGCGTTATACGTACAGTTGACTCCAAAGGCCAAGCCGCTCCAAATATTGGTAATAATAGTGCAACCCAACCGCAAAATATTGTGATTAGAGGTATGACTATTAAAACTACTGATTCAACACATTTAATTCAAGACTGTATTCAAATTGATTCTACATTAAATTCTTATTTTGAAGATGTAGCATTTGTTGGCACATATAACAGTACTGATGGATTGAATAGTAGTGACAGACCGGCCGGTTTTAATATATCTGAAACACTCGCACTAAGAACAAGAAACTTAGTTTTTAATGCTTGTTCGTTCCAGGGTGTTCCACTTGGTGTTTATTCCAATGATGCTATCGAAGGATTATCATTCCATAACTGTAACTTTGATACAATGTATAAAGGTTTTTGGTTAGGTGAGACAACCGCATCAGGCACAGGCCCACACAGTATTAAAATTACAAGTTCTTTATTCCGTGATATTGATTATGAAGCAATTGATGTTGATCGCGCACAAGGAATTTATTCTATAGGCAATACATTTGTTGACGTGGCCAATAACGGCAACGCAGATGCTACTGCTAGTGCTGTTGCTGATGTTATTAATTTTAACTCCGTAAACGTTTCAGATTGCACAAGTATATCAGATAAATTTGGTAGAACAGATGGTGATGTTGGCACATATGACAGAGTGCAACTAAATCACGCTGACGGATATGTATTAATACCTGACACTAAGGAATTATTTGGTAGAAGAGAGCATACTATTAGTAATCAACTGTCATTACTAGACAATCAAACAGCCACGTCTACTGGTATTACTTTCCTTGAGTCGGAAGTTAAATATGTAAAAATGTATTATAGTATAACAAGAGGTACTGAATCACAAGTTGGCGAACTTAGCATAGCAATTAAATCAGGTGCTTCTACTGTAACAGATTCTATTACTCAAACTGGAGCAACTGGTGTTACATTTACAGTAACGCACAGTGCTGGTACAGCAACAATGCGATATACTACTACCAGTACTGGTTCGGCCGCAACACTTGTATATTATATAGAATATTTACATTCATAGCCTATAGTGTACCTAGAAACACGTTTAACTACCTACATAATTTTCTAACAGACCATTTAAATACATTTAATATCGTGATTACGATATATACATTATTAATACAAAAATTCGTGACATCTTAGCACTTTTGTTGTATAATGTTATAACAGAATAAAGGAATCAATAAATGGCGGCCCATCAATTACCCACTCTATATCAGCAGTATATTCACTTATCAAGATACTCTCGTTACAGATATGATGTTAAACGCAGAGAAACATGGGAAGAAACAGTTAGCAGATACTTCGACTTTTTCGAAGAACATTTAAAACAGCAATGTGAATACAAATTACCCACTGGACTTAAAATACAATTAAAAGATGCTGTTCTAAATTTAGACATAATGCCTTCAATGCGTTGTCTTATGACAGCAGGTGAAGCACTATCACGTGAAAACATCGCAGGATATAATTGTTCATTTGTTGCTATCGAAACACCAAGAGCATTTGATGAGATTTTATATATTTTAATGAATGGAACAGGCGTTGGGTTTAGTGTTGAAAGACAAATGGTTAACGAGATGCCTAGAGTTGCAGATGATTTTCATGATACTGAAACTACAATCGTGGTAAGTGACTCTAAACTTGGATGGGCAAAGGCACTTAAAGAACTTATCCATTTGCTATATGGTGGACAAATTCCTCAGTGGGATTTGTCAAGAGTTCGCCCAGCAGGCGCACCATTAAAAACATTTGGCGGTCGTGCTTCTGGCCCAGAGCCATTGGAAGATTTGTTTAGATTTTGTATAGATATATTTAAAAACGCCGCGGGCCGTAAACTAACATCACTTGAGTGTCACGACATTACATGTAAGATTGCTGAAATTGTTGTAGTTGGTGGCGTTCGCCGCTCAGCACTTATCTCATTATCCAACCTAAGTGATGACAGAATGAGACATGCTAAAGCAGGTCAATGGTGGGAAAACAATACTCAACGTGCGTTAGCAAACAATTCCGCTTGTTATACAGAAAGACCAGATGTAGGTATTTTTATGGAAGAGTGGAAAGCATTATATGATTCCAAATCAGGCGAGCGTGGTATCTTTAATAGAGAAGCCGCACAAAAGGTTGCCGCTTCAAGTGGACGTAGAGATCCAGAGCATAACTTTGGCACCAATCCTTGCAGTGAAATTATTTTAAGATCTGAAGAATTTTGTAATTTATCTGAAGTTGTTGTTCGTCCAGAAGACACACTCGAATCTTTAAAGAACAAAGTTATCAATGCTACAATTTTAGGCACATTCCAATCAACACTTACTAACTTTAAATACCTTAACAAGCGTTGGGAAAATAACTGCCAAGAAGAAAGACTATTAGGCGTTTCATTGACGGGCATTATGGATAATGCTTTTACGAATGGCAAGAAGAAAGGTATTGAGGAATTATTATCAGAACTTAAACAAGTAGCAGTTGCAACAAACAAAGAAATTGCTTCAAAGTTAGGTATTGCTCAATCAGCCGCTATTACTTGTGTAAAACCAAGTGGCACGGTTAGTCAACTAGTTGATAGTGCAAGTGGCATTCACGCAAGACACAATCCTTATTATATTAGAACTATTCGTGCTGATAAGAAGGATCCACTTGCTAAGATGATGAAGGAAGCAGGGTTTCCTTGTGAAGATGATGTGACAAAACCAAACCATACTTATGTTTTCTCATTCCCAGTTAAAGGTCCTAAAAACGGTGTATACCGTAAAGACATGACCGCTATTGAGCAACTAGAGTTATGGAAAGTATATCAAGAACACTGGTGCGAACACAAACCATCAGTAACCATTAGTGTAAAAGAAACAGAATGGATGGAAGTAGGTGCATGGGTATATAACAACTTTGATATGATGTCAGGAGTTTCATTCTTGCCATTTAACGATCATACTTACAGACAAGCACCATATCAAGATTGCTCAGAAGAAGAGTATAAAGAGTTATTAGCTAAAATGCCCAAAGATGTTGATTGGGGATTGCTAAGTGAATATGAAGAACAAGATATGACCACCAGTTCACAAGAACTAGCATGTGTGGCGGGTGGATGTGGAATCTAAAGGCGCCTTATTAATGAAAGAGTGTAACATCTGGAATAAATGGGATCCGCTTAAAAAAGTAATGCTTGGCACCGTGTGGGGGCCGGACTTCTTTGAAAATATCAAAGATGCAAAAGTTAGAAACCCTTTGCAAAGAATTGCAGAAGAAACACTCGAAGACTTATCAAATTATGAAAAAATTTTAAAAGATTTTGGATGCGAAGTTATTCGTCCTACATCTGATAAATCCGATAGAATTGAAAATTATATTAATGAAGTAGGTGAAGTAAAAATCCCTAGAAATGCATTACAACCAAGAGATAATCAAATAGTAATAGGAAATAAACTATGGACTAATTATGCTGATAATCTAAATATAACAAATGGACTCAAGTCAAACGGATATAAATTGCATAATATGTTTGATTTTCAAAATGAGTCGGATGATTATTTAAAAATAGAAAATTTTTCCATAGAAAAACACCCTCCTACAAGTGCAAATGTCTTTTTACTAGGAAAAGATGCTTATATAAATTATACATGCTGTATGCCCTGGGCAGGCTTAAAAAGAATGTTTGCAGATACTCGAATAAATGTATTAGATAATCCATATTCTCACAGTGATGGATGTTTTCATCCAATAAAGCCTGGTGCTATTATAAGCGTATTTGATTTTCAAGACTATAATGAAACCTTTCCAAATTGGGATGTATGTTATATAGAAAATGAATCTTGGGAAAAAATTCGAGATTTTTTTAATTGGAAACAGAAAACAAACGGTAAATGGTGGCATCCTGAAGCGGTTTCAAATCCAGAATTTGCAAATTATGTTAATACCTGGTTAGATGAATGGGTAGGGTATGTTGAGGAAAGTGTATTTGACGTTAACGTTTTAGTATTAGATGAGCGCCATGTGTGTGTTAGTAGTATGACAAATAAAAATCTATTAGATTTTTTAAAAAAGCATAAAATGGAACCCGTACATGTACCATGGAGACATTGTTATTTCTGGGATGGCGGCTTGCATTGCTTAACGTTAGATTTATATAGAGAAGGAGAGAAACAAGATTACTTTCCAAATAGAGAAGAACCAATAATTTTAAAGGAGTATTTAAATAAATGATTACTGTATATAGTAAAGATACGTGTGGTTTTTGTGTTAGTGCAAAGAAGTATTTAGAAGAAAACAATATTGAATATAAAGAAGTTAGTTTAGATACAAACGAAGAAGCAAAGCAATGGATCCTGGGCCAGGGTTTTAGAACTGTTCCTCAGATTTATAAAGACGATACATTAATTAAAGGCGGATTTCACGGATTAATTGCACACCCCATTGATGATCTTGTTGCATAATGTTTCGTTTATGTCTCGATGATACGTGCCGGCCAGTCGATCAATGCCAAGCCTGTGAACGCAACGCACTAATCATATGCTTTTTAATCAATGCACTTATGTTTGGATTAGAGTTATATTATGGTATATTGTCTCATTCAGTAAGTTTATTAAGTGATAGTGCTCATAATATAGGCGATGCACTTATATTAGGAAGTAGTATAGTTGTTATAGGATCAGCAGTAAAAACAAAAGCCAAACTAGCGTTAGTCAAATCAATAATAATGTTTGCGTTTGGTATTATGGCATTAGTATATGTCCTTAATAACATTATGACGGGATATGTTCCTGATCCACACCCTATAACTTATGTAGGTATTTTTGTATTAATAGGAAATATTATATCAGCAGTAATATTGTTATATTATAGAAACAAAGATATTAATCTTAAGAGTGCTTATATATGTTGTAGAAATGATGCATTATCAAGTGTTGGTATTATTATAGCAGGATTATTGGTAATGTTTACACAAAGCAATATTCCAGATATCGTTATAGGCGGAGGTATTGCTTTATTAATATGCACTAGTGCAATAAAAATATTCAAGGAAAGTACAAATGTTATTAGAAGTCAATTATAAAAAGAATGATGTTATCTCAATTAAATTAACATCTGGTGAAGAAGTTATTGGTAGATTTAGTGACGAAACTGAAACTCATATCACAATAGAAAAACCTATGTCTCTACAAATGGGCCCGCAAGGGGTCGGAATTTCTCAGTTTATGTTTACTATGGAGTTAGATTCTACTGTCACACTAGACAAATCCCATTGTATGGTTATCGGCAAAACAGTAAAGCCAATGGCAGATCAATATATCCAAGGAACAACTGGCATTAGTGTGGGATAATAAATAGTTATTATAATACGTTATAAATAACTATATGTCAGGTTGGAAAGCACAAAGAGAAAAAGATCCTAACACGGCCGGTGGCATTGCGACTGGTGGTGCAAAGTCTGTTCTTATAAACGGAAGGAAAGCAGGTGTTCCTGACATGTCAGTGACGCCCCACGCTCCGTGCCCGAATCCAGGATCGCATTGTAGTGCGTTAACCGTTTCTACATGTGAATCAGTTATTATTGAAGGTAAACCAGCATTAAGAACTGATGTTGATATAGATACATGCGGACACCCTAGGGCAGTAGGTAGTCCTGATGTTATAGTAGGTTCATAATATGTCTTTTTTACTACCGGACTTTAATCAACAAAGAGAAAAAGAAAAGGCGGCGGCAGATGCCGGCGGATGTCAGACTGGCGACAATTGTTTAGGAACAGAAGCCTTAAAGGAAATGTTGAAGCCGATCGGCGATCCTAACAGAGCAATACAAATGCCAGCGTCTACACAGGCACTTATTGATGGTATTAAATCAAAAATAGCCGTTACTACTACAATGATAGGGAATTTGGCTAACGTTGAAGCAACTGGGCAAGAAGCAGGAATGTTTGGTTGTGCTCAAACACACGCTAACGCAATTCATCAATTAGGAGCAGATTGTGGAATGGTTCCCGATAATATGCAGGCATCGTTAGGTAGTTCTACATTAATAGAATCTGTTGAAAATCATGTAAAAAAACTTATACCAGATGATTTATCAAAATTTACAGAAAATTTTGCACAGATAGAATCTGCTGTAGCACAATCTGCAGATGTAATGCATAACGCTGTGCAAGGTGCAAAAGAAACAGTTTCTTCAGAACTTGGTAAAGTAGCAGGGCAATTTGCTCAAATGGCTTCTGGTTCTGGAACAGCAGGCGCTGGATTTGCAAATGCCGCATCACAACTTGGCACATTGGCTGGATTACCACTAGATCAAAGTTCTGCATCTTTGTTAGAATCAGCATTGGTATCTCCTGTAGTTTCAAATGCTGTTCGTGATAGCGGTATTGATTTAGATACTTTAACAGACAGCCAAGCAACAAGTATATTACAAAAAGTTAACACACCGACAGGCATATCAGAAATGAAAGCAGTTTTAGGAACAACTAAAGCGTCAGGCATTACTGATGGCTCGCAGTTTTTGGATTTTAAAAAAGCATCAGGTGGTGCTATTGGTACCTCGGAATTCAGCAATTATGTTAGCGATTTTGCTGGAGATTTTGGTGCATTATCTAACGGAGTCATAGCCGATCTAGGAGATGTGGTTTCAGGATTTGATAATATACCAGCAAATACAGGATTTCCGAGTGGAACTAGTAAAGTTTCAAGTGATTCGGCGACTGAATTAGCAAGCCAATTTGGCGGTGGTTCAGGTACAAATGGTGAAATGAAATTTGATGACGTAATGGGAACAGTTATGGGATCAACTGTTAACGCAGACGGCACTACTACGTTGAGTCCTTTTGAACAAGCATTGCAAGAATATCAAAATGCGTTAACTGGTTTGGGAGCAGGATCACCAATTGATTACGTTGGGCAAGCACTGACTGGAGATTGGTCTGAAGTAACGTCATCTGCAGACGACAGCGCAGAGGATTTAGAAGGGCCTGGTGCGGCCGGTGTAACGATTGCTAACACAGCGGCAAATCAGATGTCATTAAATGCTACACTGAACATGTTACTTCCAGATGCTATTGAATCTGTATCATCAAGTGGTGTAGCAAGCGCCGCGGCAAAATTACAGGGCATAATGGAAAAAGAAACTGCAAACTGGGAAAAATTGAGTCTGCCGTTGTCTGAAGGACCAAAAGTAGTAGAAAATATTCAATCAATGACTAGTTTTGTCGAGTCGCTTCCGCAAAAATTCCAAGATCCTAAAATAAAAGCTGCGTTGAATGGAGTATTGCAAGGCTCTGCTAAGGCTTTGGCAGATTCAGGCCAGTTTGAAGAAGCATTACAAAATGCTGTAGGTGTGCCGTCGACTAATAAAATATCACCGCATACATCCTAATTACTTTCCCTTCACCACCTGAATAATAAAAAAGAATATGTAAAATAATACTCTAACGTATAAATATATAAAACATTATTTACAGGATTTCATAATTATGAAAATTTTAGATATTATTAAAGAGAATGATGAACTCATTATGGAAAGATGGCCGCAAAAAAGTGGTTCCTCGGACGAAACGCAGTCTGGAGGTCTATTGGGCTGGCTTAAAAAGAAGTTTACTACAGACCCAATAGCAGACAAAATCAGGCACGGGCACAGAGCAAGAAGAGCTCGCGAAGGCGACCCAACTACAAGTGCTGTAGCAAAAACAGAGAAAGCATCAACCCCAGTAGACGCAGATGAATTTGCTGGTTTAGGACCAAAAGGTACACAAGTAGCGGCCAAAGGACCAAATACTCCACCTCCAGGTTATGCAACATCAACACCAAAAGCAAGTGGACCAAATACTCCTCCACCAGGAACAAAGGTAGCTTCTAAAGGTCCAAATACTCCTCCTCCAGGTACACCAGTAGC